CCCTGCCCCACTGAGGGAACAGCCAATGCCGCAGAAGGCTTTGCCGTGATGGGCTGGCTGGTGGGGAGATTCAGTTCGTTCTCGATTTCCTGCTGACGCTCCAACCGCTTGATTTCCTTGCCCAGAGCGTCGATGTCCTGCTCCATGCGGGTATAGGTGGCATCGTCCTCGGTGGAGAGGATGCCCTTTTCTGTGCGATGGGATTCCAAGAAGTTCTTTGCCGCCTCCCAAGCCTGGGCGCGTTTTGCACGGAGTTCGTTGATCGTGGTAGCCATAAAAAATTCCTCCTTCAAAATCATCAGATATGGTTCTTGATAATGGAAAGACGCTCCAAGAGCGAATCTACGGAGCGTCCCTGCGGCTGATTCATCTCCGATTCGGCGGCAGACACATTCTGCTCCGCTTCTTCAGAGGAGTTTTGCAGATTGGGTTTATCGGCAGAGATTTTCTGCTCATTGGTCCGGTCTTCCGTTTCCGGCATAGGAGCAACGGCGCACACCTTCGTCAGCTTGTTGATGATGGCATTCGACACTTCCCTGCGCGAGAACAACATGGAAGTCCCTGCGGAAATATCCTCCGCTTCCCCCTCACGTTTCAAGATGGTGTCGGCAAAGCCAAGCTCCACCGCTTTGTGTGCGCTGATGTAGCTTTCGGACTCCATCAAGTGGGAAATCTTCGCCCGTGCCAGCTTGGTCTTGGCAGCGTAGGCGTTGATGATGGACTCCTTCACCTCCGAGAGCATGGCGATGGCTCTTTCCATCTCGTTGTGGTCGCCCATGGCGATGGTGGCGGGATTATGTATCATGATGAGGGACGTGGGGTACATCTGCACCTCGTCCCCTGCCATAGCCACCACGCTTGCCGCCGATGCCGCCAAGCCGTCAATGCGAACCGTCACCTTGCCTGGATATTCCGCCAGCATGGAGTAAATCTGAGCTGCCGCAAAGCAATCCCCACCGGGAGAACAAATCTGCACGATGATGTTTCCGTCCTCGGCATAAAGTTCATCCCGAAACTCATGGGGCGTGATTTCGTCCCCAAGCCAGCTATCTTCGGCAATGATGCCGTTAAGCGTCAGCGTCCGTTCCTTTGCGTTCGGGCGTTCCTTATTCCACGCCCAGAACTTTCTCGTCTTTGCCATCCGTAGGATTCTCCTTTCCATTTGTCGTATTGCCATTCTTCAGATACGCCAATCCCGCATCTTCCAGTTTTGCCATGTTGCCGTTCACCAGATACAAGTCCCCGCCTTTTTCTTCCGGGATTCGGTCGAGACTTTCCAACTGGCGTATGTCGTTGGCACTCATCCACCCGTTTTGGCGTCCGATGGCGTACCCCTGCATCCTGCTTTGGTAATCCCCGCGAAGAAGCCCGTCCACATTGAACTTGATGGTGTATTCCTTCTTCTCGTTTGGCAGGAGCAAGGCTCTCGCCATGGACTGCTCGAAACGGCAAATCCATGGAGCAAGGGTGTATTTCACATACTCCAGGGATTGATGTTCGATGTTCGAGAATGTGGCCTTCTCCAAGTCCCCCACCATATGAGGCGGCACCCGGAAGATACGGGCGATTTCATTGAGTTGAAACTTTCTCGTTTCCAAAAACTGCGCCTGTTCCGGCGGTATGCCGATGGGCGTGTACTTCATACCCTCCTCCAGCACCCCAATGCGATGGGAATTCCTGCCGCCGTGGGCAAGCTCCCAGCTTTCCCGGAGTTTGGCAGGGTCTTTGAGTGTCCCCGGATACTCCAGCACGGCACTTGGGGTGGCTCCGTTGGCGAAGAAGGATGCGCCGTAATCCTCGCAGGCCATGGCCATGCCGATGGCGTTCTTTGCCATGGCAATGGGCGAATAGCCGAGGATGCCGTCAAAGCCAAGCCCCGGCACATGGAGGACATCCGTCGGATTCAATCTGACGGTCGTTCCCTTCATGGTGGGAGCCTCGTCCTTCATGCAGAGGTATTCGTAGTAAATCCTCCCTGCCGTGTCCCTGTCCACCGTCATGCGATTGGGCATCAGGGGGTAGAGAGCCACCACTTCGCCCTTGCCGTTGCGGATAATCTGTGCGAATGCGTTCCCCCACAGAAGAAGGTGCGTCATCAGCGTCTCGCGGAAAGCGAAGGAGGTCATTTCGGGATTCGGCTCATCGTGGAGCAGGAAATACAGCGGATGGTTCACGGCTCTTTCCTTACCTCCGTTGCCGTCATAGCGGAATAGGTGCAACGGCAATCCTGCGATGGACTCCGCCAGAATCCTCACGCAGGCGTAGACGGCGGTCATCTGCATGGCGGATCGCTCGTTGACGCTCTTGCCCGCCGTGGAGCCGCCGAAAAAGAACCGGTACGAACTCCCCGCCGTGCTGTTGGTGGGCTTGTCCCGTGAACGGAACAACCAACTGAAAATGCTCATCTGCAATCCCTCCCATGAAAAAACGCCACCCTGCTGAGTGGCGTTCGCTGTCGGTGTATGTTTATGCTTCCATGCTGTCGATGCATTCCTGCGCCCATTGGCGGCAAAGTTTCAAGCCGTATGCCGTGAAGTGCGGGTAGCTCGCCATTTCGAAGAGTTCGTTGTAGGGAAACCGCTTGTTGCCTGTTCTCTCCCACACGCTTGCCACCCAACAGGTTTGGCGGCCGCGAGGGGTGTATTCGGTGAGCATCACCGTGTAGCCTTTGTACTCGTACATCCATTCGCTCATGTCCTTCATTTCTTTTTTCGTGGCGAAGTGGGCAACTTTATGGATTCCGTAGTATTCCTTCATGGTCATTGTCTTTTCCTCCGTTTCGTGTCGCTGTGTTTTCCTTCGGTGAGTGTATATTCCCGTACTTCGGAGGAATTATCAAGGCCATGATGGAAGATAAATCGTGTATACAATACGGCTTTTCCCCACGTAAAAGCGCCGCCCTTCCAAGCGGCGCTCCGTGTCTTGTTTCGGCTTAGAATGTTCTTTCGTAGGAAAGCCCCATGCTCTGAAGCTCTGCCGTGAATTTCGCTCCACGCGCAATCTCGTCGGCGGCTTTCAAAAGTTCCTCCGGCGTTGGGTTTCCTCCCATGCGGCTGACGCTTGCGTTGGCTTCGATGTCGATGCAGCCGATTCGCTTTTCCCAGTCGGTCTTATCGAGGTTGTTGTTCTGGAAAATCTGGATGCTGATGTAATCCTGCCCCGTGCGCTTGTTGTTCCAGCCCAGCGAGTTTTCCTCGATCTCAAATCCGTACTCGGCTGCCTTGCTGCTGATGATTTCGTTTACTTCCTGCTTTGTCATTTTGTTTTCCTCCCTTGCGGTCGTCTGTGTTTTCCCTTCGGTAGACACATATTCCCGTACTATCGGAGAAATAGCAAGGCCATGTGTGAAAATAAATCGTGTATACAATTTCTCACAGCCAGAGGATTCCTCGCTTATCGTAGACGCTTTCCGTGGTCGGATTGCCGCAGCGAACAGCGCGGTCGAGCGCCATAATCATGGCCACGGCTCCGTCTATCTTCTCCGTGGATTTCCGCTTGCTGGGCTTGATGTTCCCAGCATCGTCAATTTCCACGAAAATATTGTCCATCATCCAGCGAAGGACCGGATTGCCGCCGTGGGCAATTCTCCGCTCCAGCACGAGGTTCATCAGTTCCTTGGTGGGAGGGCTCATGCTGGCAAAGCCCTGCCCGAACTGCACCACCGTAAAGCCGAGATTGTCGAGGTTCTGCGCCATCTGGGTTGCGCCCCAACGGTCAAAGGCAATCTCCCGTATGTTGAACTTGCTGCCGAGGTTTTCTATGAACCTCTCCACAAAGGCATAGTGGATCACGCTTCCTTCCGTGGTATGGATAAGCCCCTGCCGCTCCCAGACATCGTAGGGAACATGGTCGCGGCGGACACGCAGATCCAAGGTTTCCTCCGGCAGCCAAAAGTGAGGAAGCACTTGGTATTTGTCATCCTCATCAAGAGGTGGGAACACCAGAACAAATGCCGTGATGTCCGTGGTGGTGGAAAGGTCAAGCCCGCCGTAGCAGACTCTCCCCAACAGAGCGTTTTCGCTGACGGCAAAATTGCAGGCATCCCACTTGCTCAT